AATGATGCTATCAGTCGTGCGCTAGGTATCGTAGAGAACGGGGGGGGAGGGGGGGAAGAGGAAATTTGCTCTCAGAAGTATATTACCCCTTCACCTCGCCAATCGGTTTTGGAGAATGATTTATCTGAAGGAGATTATCGTGAGCCTGATAGTGTATGATGCTTTTGTTTAGCACTTATCTAGGTTGATGTAACCTGAAGGATTTCAAGACTCCCTTCGTTCTTGTTGGTCATATCCTGAAGGTTTTCAATCTAGCAGATTTTGAGTTAAAAGTCAATGCAGTGATATATATATGGAACGTGGAGTATCGTAATGAGCGATGAAATTGATCTGAAGAATAGTGTGTACAGGGTGGTGCTTAGGGATAGGCTTGAGACTGATTTATTGGCTTTTGCCTGTTTCTTTCATAAGGAAATGGAGGGGGAGGATTTTATTGTAGGTGATCATCATCGGATTATTGTTGATGAGTTGTTGGCTATGTATCAGGGTAGGCTTCCTGAGAATAAGCAGCACTTGATGATTAATATGCCTCCGCGGTATGGCAAGACTCAGTTAATGATTTACTTCGTTGCTTGGTTGTTTGCCAAACATCCCAAGCAGAAGGTTATGCACTTGAGTTGTAGTGATGCCTTGGTTATTGATAACAGCAAGAAGATATTGAAGTTGATGCGTAATGAGAAGTATCAGGCTTTATGGCCAACTGCTTTCGAGAGAGAGTTAGAGAATGACTGGATGCTGACAACTGGAGGGCAGTTCTATGCAGCAAGTACGGGAGGGCAGGTCATTGGTAAGGGTTGTGGCCTTACAACTACTGGCGAGTGGGGCGGCTTTATGTGGATTGACGATCCTCTTAAACCTGCTGATGCTAACTCCGAAACAGTTAGAGGCAATGTTAATGCTCTGTGTGGTTGGGCTGTAAGAACACGGAGGAATAGTCGTGAGACTCCTTGCGTAATGGTAATGCAAAGACTGCATGACCAGGATACCACTGGTTTTATTATGGGTGGTGAGACTGCCAAACAATGGCGCATGGTATCCATGAAGGCTCTTGATAATGGCAAGGCTCTCTGGCCATACAAACATACTGTTGAGGAGCTGGAGATTGAACGCCTGAATGATAGGTGGTTATTTGCTGCTCAGTATCAACAAGACCCTGTACCTGAAGATGGCGAGTATTTCAGTGAGGCTGATGCTAGATACTACTCAAAACTACCTGAAGGGCTGAATTACTACATCAGTTCGGATATTGCACTGTCTGAAGGCAAGGGTGACTTCACTGAACACGCTGTTTTGGGAGTTGATGCCAAGGATAATATCTATGTGGTGGATTGGTGGTCAGGTCAGGTTAATGATGTGGATGTTGTCGAATCACTGGTAGGATTGGTCAAGAAGTGGCGGCCTAAGTTTATCGTGAATGAAGCAGGGCCAACATGGAAAGCTATCGAGGGGTCGTTAAGCCGTGCGCTTCGTGATGCTCGTTGCTATGTTTCTATGGAAGTGGTGTCTGCTGTAGGCAAGAAGGATGAGAAGGCTCGTGCTATACAGGGTATGTGGCGGCATAACATGGTGTATATACCTACTAGATTACAGTGGTCTGATGAATTGCTTGGCCAAATGAAGCGGTTTCCTAAAGGCAAGTTCGATGACAAGGTTGATGCCATGGCTAACTTCGCGCGTATTACCAATAAGGTCGGAAAGAATAATCACGTCCGCAAAGGAACTGAAGAATCAGGCGATGAGAACGTGATGTATCTATCCGGCTCTCAGCGAGCTAATCGTGCTGGAGGATGGATGGGTATTTAATCTATATCCGTTGAATACGGGCAGTAAGTACCTTCAACCACTACCGTAAACGTCATGCCATTGTACTCGTATTCACACAGAGTCCTGTAATTACCTAGATACGCACTCCGTCCTGTGAAGTAGGCAGAACCATAGGCGTATGTAAGTGCTGACATACCTGTAAACATTACTGCGATAAGGAATGTTGCTATCTGCTTCATGCCATTGCTCCTGATTTAATCACTAACCAAGTCCATCCATCCTTAACTTCTACGGAAATACTTGGGCATCCTGTTAATCCAGCCCTGATTTCCTCAATCTTGCGGTTAGTCCAATCGAAATAAGACTGATTCTCAATCTCAGGCGCTATTCCTATTCTCAGCCTATCAATCATGGCAGTTCTCCTCTGGTCTGAAACAATACTCTCACAGTTTATTTTGACAGTCTATTGCGTTATGTACGTAGATGGGGTATAAAGCTATTTGCTAACCTGCTCACTGGAGGGCATCACATGGCATTCACACGAGTTACGGCTGTTGCAGTAAACAAGCCTGTCACATTTGTAAAGATCGCAGCAGTCGCTAACGTAACTGCCGTACCACGCAACAGCACTAGCTACAACTGTAACTACAAGCTGGATCAGTCTAGCGAAGTAGCTTACTTTGACGCTCCGGAAGATACTACTTTCACCACTTCAGACTACGTTACTCTGTCTGCTGATGGCAACAACGGCTTCATGACTGGCGCACAGTTTGATGCCACATTCGTTGCTTTGGGTGATGACATTTTCAGTGGTCTTACTTCACTGACCGTCAATACTGGCGGCACTGCTTCAGATACGCTGGCTGCGATGACTGTTACTGAGCCTGCTAACCTTGCTGCCGTTGCGGTACAGTTGGTTATCATTCAGAACTCTATCAAGTCCCTTGCCGCTAAGGTAAACGAAGTTCTGGCTGTTGACTAAGTAGGTGACGAATGGGCGTTGAGTCCACTGCAAGTCAAGCGGTAAACACCTACTCAGCAGAAGATGAGCAAGACGTTCTTTCAGAGATGAAAGAGCGCCTTGACAACTGTTGGGCTGATTGGGACAGGATTTACCGCAAAGGACTAGAATGCTGTGACATGATTGCAGGCAATATCTTTCGCCCTGATGTTAAGGCTGCGAGAATTGCTGAAGGCCGTCCGGTTATCGAAGTCAACCAACTAACCCAGTACACCGAGAGGGTACTTGGGGACATGCGCCAGAACCTTCCCGCTATCAAGTTCCGAGCAACCACTCCAAATGTGGCAGGCAAGGCGATAGGGGAAAAGACCCTGGCTGAATACGAAATGACGGAAATCTATTCCTCAATTGTAAAGGGGATAGAGCAGAGGTCGAATGCGACCCTGTGGTATGACCGCGCTTCGGTTCAGATGGTTCATGGTGGAGTTGGTTGGCTTCGTGTCTATCCTTGCTACAAGGATGACAAGTCTTTTGATCTTGACCTAAAAATATCGGGCGTTACTGACTTCACTAACGCTATTCTTGATATGACTGGTTTAGAGCCTGACTTCTCGGATGCTCGATTTGGGTGGGTATTCGAACAGATACCACGTAAAGAGTTTGAGGCTAGATGGCCTGACGCTTCTCCTGCTTCCATAAGCTCACGCGAGTATGCAGGTCGGCTTTGGTACACCACTGAAATGGTTACCGTTGCTGAGTACATGGAACGAGTCGCAGTGCCTATGACTATCTACCGTCTGAATGACGGGACAATAGCAGAAGTCGATGATGCTGATGATGCCAAGCCAGATAAGGCTATGGTTATTCAGGAGCGCAAGACTCATAGATACAAGGTTGTTTGGCGCAAGGTAACAGAGTCAGACATTCTTGAAGGTGGTATTGAAGGGATTGAAATGCCTTTCTCAGAGATTCCGCTTATCTGCATGGTAGGTCGTGAATCACTGTCAAAAGATGGTCGTAACTTTGAATCACTGATTGTCCATGCTATGGATGCTCAGAGAGAAGCTGCTTACTGGCGCACCATGATGACTGAACAGGTTGCATTGCAGCCTAAGACCAAGTGGACAGCGAGTGCTGCACAGGTCGAGTCACGCAGGGATGATTGGGAGAGAGCTAACACAGCTCCTATTGACGTGCTTATCTATGACGTTGATCCACTTAACCCGACTGGCAGGCCGACAAGAGAGCAGCCTACACAGATTGCAGCAGCGGAAATGCAGCAGTACATATCTTCAGTTCAGGATATGAAGGCTTGCATTGGATTATATGACTCAGCTATAGGGAATCTTTCAGGTGAAGTATCTGGTAAGGCGATTCTGGCGAGAGAAAGACAGACTGACATTGGAACTTACGTCTATGTACACCACCGTAATGAATCCGTTAAGCGCTTGGGTCGCCTTGTTCTTGAAGGTATCAAGGCTATATACACCGACACTCAGAAAATCCGCTTGTTCCTACCTGATGAAACTACGGACTTCGTTGAAATCAACCGCCCTGTACCTGTTGAAGATGAAGGCGGAAAGCGAATTGAAATCGAAAACGACATTACAACTGGCGACTATGACGTTTATGTTGACGCTGGCCCTGCTTATAACACACTGCGGATTGAGGCTGTCAACAGCCTTATGGAAATGGCTCAGACCAACCCACAAATAATGCAGATTGCTGGCGACATCATGGCAATTAACATGGATTGGCCTGGTGCAAGACAGTTCTCCGAGCGTTTGAAGCGTTGGGTAGCTACCACAATGCCTGGCGTTCTCTCTCCGATTGAGATGAACGAGATTACTGCACAAGCACAGGGCGTAGAGCCACCACCACCTACTCCTGAAATGCAATTACAAGCACAGATTACCGCCGATGAAGCAGCGAAAGAGCAGGCCAAGGCAGCAAGGGCAGCAGCAGAAGCAGAAAAAGCGGCTCAGAATGCGGCTCAAGCTGAGGCGGAAGTTGTTGCAGGACAGGCCAGTGCAGACTTGCAGAATCAGGTCAGGCAGATGGTTGCCCAAGCGATTGCGGAATATATCAAGGAAACGAAAGGATTATAGGCATAGGCTATTGACATTTGCAATGCAATAGGTACTATCCACAATATACAAAAGTCTATCGGCGATGGGCTTCTGTTAAAAGCGACCATGAGCTACATGGGTTTTACGGCGGATAGCTAGTATGAGTGATACAAAAGACGCAATAGATTTGATGGTCGAAGCCATGGATGCTGCTAATCCACCTTCCGAAGCTCCTGACAATACTGGTCAGGCTGCTGAAGTAGAGGAGGTTACGGCAGAAGAACATCCAGATAGTGATGATGGTAGTACCGGAAAGGATATTACTTCAAAGCTAGAGGCCAAGGCATTCAAACTACGAGAGCAGAAGCGGCAGCTTAAAGAGCAGAACGCAGCACTCCAAGCGGAATTGGCGGCACTCAAGGGCAAGTCAGAAAAGCCTGACATTCTCGACTATGAGAATGAGGAAGAATACGACAAAGCCCTGAAAAAGCACGAAGAACAGAGTAAGAGCGTCAACCAGACTGATGTTGTTTTGCAGAGGGCTACTGATACTTTGCTAGAGCAGCATGAAGAATGGGAGTCTGCTCCGGAAGATTGGATGAAGGTTGTATCGGATAATCGTTTGCCGTATGACCGTGAGATGTTGGCGATGTTTGCTGATCTTGAGAATGGTGCGGAAGTAATGTACGCACTAGCTAAAGATGAAGAAGCGTTAGCCAAGATTGTATCCAAGATTTCACCTGTTAAACGTGGGCTTGCATTGGATGAATTCGCTAAGAGTTTATCAAAGACAAGCGTTTCTGATGAAGGTCAGAATGCAATGAACATAAACCAACCCCGTAGACCAGGCGTTTCAGTTATTAACCCTGTAGGTGGTGGATCAGGAAAGAAGGCTTCACTGGAGTCTTGGAGTATTGAAGATCACATAAATGCAGGGCGACAGACAAGCGCATTTTAATTTGGAGTAAGAATCATGGCTAATCGTATTTTAACAGATGACATTATCGCCAAGCGCGGCTTGGCTCAGATGATTAACAGCCTCGGCATTGTTCAGCGCGTAAACCGCGACTATCAGGCTGAGTTCAAGAAAGTAGGCGAGTCAGTACAGTATCGCTTGCCTGTTCGCGCACAGAACACTACTGGCATGAGCTTGCAGCTTCAGCCATTGGTTGAACAAACTCGCTCTATCGTCCTTCGTGGATGGGCGCAGCAAGCGTTTGATTTCAGCCAGCGTGACTATGCTCTGGATATTCAAGACCTTGACTCTCGTCACATCCTGCCTCGTGTTCGCACTATGGCTAACTACATGGACAAGAGCATTGTTGACAACTACTGGAAGATTGCTAACTGTGCGGCTAACGGTGGTACTCAGCCTTCTACTGCTGGCGTGTACACTACTGCTCGTGCTAAGTTGCGCTCTATCGGTACTCCAGAAGATGATATGTACACCCTGGGTCTGAACCCAACTTCTGATGCAGCTATCCAGAACGGCATCATCACTCCAAGCACTTCAGCTATCTACAACTCAGAAATGGCTATGAAGTCTTTTGTTAAGGGTCAACTGGCATATCCTGTTGCTGGCATGACTACTCTGACAACTGCCAATATGCCTAACCATACCTTTGGTACTTTCTGGCCTGTAACTGCTGGTGATGCAACTGTTGTTGATGTAACTGCTACTGCACTGATCCACAGCCCTGCCAACAACACTACCACTATCGAAGTTGATCTTGGTAACACTACTGGCACAGTCAAGAAAGGTGACATTGTTACTTTCGCTGGCTGCAACTCTGTGAACCAGATGAACTATCAGGACACTGGCTTTGCTCAGGACTTCACCGTTGTTCAGGATGCTACTGCTTCTGGCGGGGTTGTAACGCTGGTTGTATCGCCTTGCATGAACGATGGCACTCTGACTACTACTGATCCTAACACTGGCAACAGCGTTAGCCTGGCAGCTTACCAGAACGTCACTGCATACCCTGTAGAGAACGCTGCTGTAGCTTGCCGTGGTGGTCGTGGTCTTACTTACACCCAAGACTTGATCTTCCATAAGTCTTGCTTCAGCTTCGTACAGGTTGATGTTGAATCTCCTTACGGATTCGCTGGTGGCAAGCAGTCACATGGTGGATTCTCTATGACCTGCAGTAAGGCTGGTGACATCCAGAACTATCGCAGCATCATGCGTTTCGATAGCTTGTTTGGCACTGATGTTACTTATCCAGAAATGGGTATGCGCGTACTTGGCGCGGCATTGTCCTAACGGTAACGGGGGGTGGTGATCCCATCCCCCTTATTATTTCTGGAGGTACATCATGGCTACTACTATTACAGCTAAACTTACGTTGACTGATTCTGGCTCACCGTACAGTGCTTCTACATCAACTCCTATCACATTGGCTTTTGATTACACAGAGCAATTTCAGCAGACTGTTGCTGTTGCTGCTTCTGGAACTTCTACTATCAATCTTGATGGTTCAATTGTTCCTAAGTTCCTGTTCTTCCGGTTAACAACTGGAGCTGGCACTTATGTAATCAGCGATGCTGGAGTTGGCACAAGTGTTGGAAACCTGAGTTCAACTGGCGGCTGGGCAATGCTTTGCACTGGAGCATCTGCTGGTACTGGGCTTGACAAGATTGTCTATACTGCAACAACTGACTCTGTGTTGGAAGTTCTAGCATACGGTTAATAGGTGAATTGATATGGCTATGCCTGCTGCTACTGCTCAACAGATTTGCACGTTTGCACTTCGTAAGTTGGGGGTAGTAAACAGGCAGATGCCTGTTCAAGTGGACGATATGAAAGATGCGCTGGATGCGCTATGGTTTTTACTTGACTCATTCAACAGACAGAAACTTCTGATTCCATTCTATCAGACGGTTTCATCTACTCTTACGGAAAGCGAGCGTGTCTTTACAGTTGGTACTGGTGGCGATTTTGATTGTTCGCCTCCTATTGAAATAAACTCTGTCAGGGTAAACAGTGGCGGCGTTATATACGAAGTATCCCCTTTCAACGGGATTGATGCTTTCAATAATATATCTGATTATGCTGACCTGAAAGAATATCCTCGTACCTACATCTACAATCAGTCGTATCCTGCACAGCAGCTTACGTTTGATGCGCTGTTGTTAGAGGGAGATATTGTCAGCATATACGGACTGTTCCCGTTTGATGCGTCTTTTACAGGCGTAGGTAATGATGTGGATAGTACTGAAGTGCGTACCACTCCTTACGCAACACAGCTTAGTCTTACTGAAGAAACAGAGTTTCCTGCAGGATACCAGTCAATGCTTATGTGGAATCTTGCAGAGTCGTTACTCGCGGAATATCCACAGGATAACCAAGCTGTCATTCAGCAGGTTGTCAAGGAAGCAGCTACATCTCGTAACCAGATTAAATCGCAGAACGCCAAATCACGCAGATTGCAATTCACTGATACAAACCGACCTGGTTATTGGGGGGGTTCATGCGCTCCATTCCAATGGCATTGAGTTCTGACGCTGGCAGAGCTTCAGTATCATCGATCACTAAACTGGTAAATCTCTATCCTGAGAAGAACGCTTCAGAGAGTGAGAACCCTGTTGCGTTACTGTCTACTCCCGGGCTTGATTTGCTATTCAAGATACCTGATGAAGGCGGCATTATCTGCGGTATAGAGAATGCGCTTGGCTCATTCTTTGCCACACGCAAGGGTTTATATCA